CGCCGGTAAAGGTAGTGTGCAAGGCGATATGACCTCACTACCAGTAAACTAAATTTACCCGGTCTTTCCTTCTAAAATTGTGTCTTTTGTTTAAAAATCCCCGACCCTAAGGTCGGTTAAAAAATACAAATTAACAACCTTAGGGTATGACCGGACGACAAATACATGCCGCTCTGAGGACACTCTCAGACTAAGCACTGTTCAGGCAGATGAAATTGTATCTTGCCATCACAGGGGGGCCAGTATACCAATAGACTTGGAAATCTTCACCAATTGAATGGTAAGAGGATACTACGGTACTAGCAATTGTGTCGTTCATGTTATAGTTGACTCTCGTCCACATCCATGAACCGGTGTTCCTATTTGGATATAAAGTCTTCATAGGAACACCCGAAGGGGAGCCCACCTCAATACTCTTGGCGGGACTGAATCTGTAGTTCGAATAGTAAGGAACTTCAAATTCAGAAACTCCATTCCAGTCAAGGCCAGCAGCTGTGCCCGTGAAACCAGATCCAACATCTTCATCTTGGAGTTTCAGGGTAGAAAGCTTATCAAATGGGGTTCCTAAGAGATAGGTTAAAGCTATCGCCTCAGAAGCCCCACCATTAGCCGGGCTGACTGGAATGAATGCATGGCCATTGGCCATAGACGCAGACGTAAGTCTCGTCACAGTCGTGGAACCCCCTTTATAGGTGGAGTCTACAAGCCATCTGTTGCTACCTCTCCATCCAGCAAAACCACTAACAACCCAATTGGCGAGGGTAGTATTAGCTACAAATTCGCAGTTGTTAGCAGCATCATGATAGAAAGGACTTGAGATGGCACCACTATAGTTACCAGGAACATCAGCATCAGATGCTAGGACCCTGCCTCCCCAAGTTGGAAAGGCACGTCGCGTGCGCCAGTAAACTGTAGTGGTGGAACTCACGGGATCGACGCAATCATCGGTGAACTCTGGACACAAGCGTGAAACTTCGTGTAAATGGTAACGCTTAAGTAGAGTTCGAAAAGATTCTATCTCCTCTCCGTAATGTATCAAGCCAACTCCGGGGGGTCTCCCCTTGGGTAACCCAAAATGGTGAGCCACAGGTGGGTGTGCATCAACCACTGGATTATCTGTTGCCGCGTTCAGAACCTGCTCATTCAGCAAAGTAGGTTCCGGTGTAACGGTTGCCCTGAGATAGGGCATGTACCGAGCATACTCGGCACAAGGGTTTGCGAAGGATATGTCTTCACAAGCTGAGGCATACACATTGATCCTTACAGAATCAGTGGTAACTGAATTGGGTACTGTCAACTCCGTGAAAACGTGGAGAGTCAATACACCATTGCCCCAGTCATAATCTCTGACCTGCCACGGTGTTCCACCGGCTCCAACGGAAAATGCGGTTAGATCGGTAGGGGTTCGCACGCGGCGGTAACCAGATGACTGAGAATAGCCTACTGTAATAGAAAAATCTGTGTTTTCAGATATGTCCACGACAAATTGTTGTTGAGTAGGCTGATCTACCGATGTGTCCAAGGTTTGTGCCGCGGGATCGTATGATATGATGATACGACCGCGGTGATATTTGGAACACACAACATCGAATCGGTACTTCATGGTACCGCGCCAGGCAGAGAAAGGCATAGCAGCAAATCCACACGCCAGGAAATGGTATTCGGAACCATTGACACGAGACAATCCAGGATCAACCACAATAGAACCCAACTTAGCACCAATCGCGGTGTTGGGAAACCATTGCATTTGTCCTAGGTAAGACTCTCTCCCCGCTATATACGAAATAGCGAGTTCATCCGTGTTCTCAGCGACCCCACATACGTGGGGCGAGATAGTTAGTTCGTTCTTCTGGTCCACAGCGAGACTATTGGCTGTGGAAGAACCATTTCCTGTAGCAGTGTTATAGGCTGCTATGTTCCTCATGGGTACCAAGCGCAACTCTCTTGGCTTGCTGAAACCCATGGTTGTGGCTACATCTGCCACACCTTTGCTCACCTGTTCTGTTGCCTTGGCGTAGTCACCGATTATTGGTAGTGACTTAGCTTTGCCAGCCAAATTTGCCACGGTAGTAGCTGCTTGAGATACGGGCCCTTTACTGTATTCAGAATTTAGAATTTGGGCGCTTGTTGGAGCGTATAGCTCGAGATCTTCAATAGTACCATAAAACTTCAAAATGACGAAGTCCGTGGATGCATTGGCATGGACCAAGGGATTTATGTTTCTCACAGTGATTTCGCCTAAATCACTAAGAGAACCATCCGTCAGGCTCACAAAGTTGGAGGGGGTGAACATAGGTAATAAAAGTTCACCTCCTTCCGATTTACATGGGTCAAGTACTAAATTGGGCCTTTGACTCGCCTCAATTATATCGTACTCGACCAATGCTTGATTTCTCACCACCTTCTCCGAAGATTCAGGCAGCGGGAGGTAATCAACCATGGCTCTCCCAAAAAGGAAAGGATTACCAGTCATCATTACCTTAAGACGCATAGTCATGGAGGCTATATGAAACCTTCCAAAGCGTTCTTTGATGTACTGGTTGGAAAAATATTCCACCCATGGGTTGAAAACGGTGTCCAAATCTGTCCCAGTCTGCCAAGGGACCGTTGCCAAGAGAACAGGTCTCTTCCTCCATTCCGAGAAGGGGGCAGTCTCCTCAGCATTGGAACGCAGAGGGTCAACATAAGTGTCGACCCCATCTTCTGCACCTGCGTTCTGATCGACAAACGTGAGGGCCGGATTTGAATCAATCTGTGGGGCAATTTGATCGCCCCCACCTTGTACATCTGCATTCAGCTCCTGAGAACTAGGATACAATTTTCTATACAAATACAAACTCGGTGGAGTGAATATAAAATGTACAAAATGTTTCGCGGCATCCACCGCTAATGAACTCAAAGTGTTCACTAAACTTACAAAACGGGAGTTTTGACCTCGTGACTCCTCATAACACTCTTTTGCGACAGGAATTTGTATTTCGCTGCTCAATCGAAACGAGCTTTCCAACGTCGGATACGTTCTTCGTAATCGATCGCAAGAGCAGGGGATGAGACATCCGAATCAAGAGCAACTCGTCTCACTTTGCCCTGAATCTCTTCAAAGAATTCTCTTCCATGAAGGAACGCCTCAGATAAAGCACTAGCTATAACACCAGCTGCGTGCTCTCCCGGTGTCGCACATCCCGGTACCCTATAGTAAAAGGGTTTCAGGATGGAATCTCTGGCGAGTGGCCCAACGCACACTCCCAGGTCAGGATGCGCATAATTAGTGCGCTTCAGGAAATCAGCTAAGTCCAGCGAAAGGAATTTTGTGAACTTCGCATCTTTGTGGGGGGGTGTTATCTTCATACCTAACTGCATCATCCAGTCACGGAAATAAAGGCAATCAAATTGCGTCCACTTCGTGGTCATTAAAGCGTCGTCGCCATAGAAAACCGCAGCGACGTACTCTCTGAATGATGGCAAAGGTTCCGACCTTTTTGCATGCCATAATTGAAAGAAGGCACACCGCACCAGTAAGGCATTAATGATGGAGTTCAAAATCACTGTTAGATTGTTGCCCGAAGGATTGGAGTTCAGGAACTCAAATAGAGTACCATTCCAGTCCACACGGGGGTTAGTGAATTCAATAGCCATGCGCCGCATGATTTCCAAATCCTCCTCCCCATAGCCGAGGGCGGCTGCAATACGTATCAGAATGCGCACAGCAGCTCCCATAAGCTGGGCAGAAATCTTCTTGTCATACTTACTGTAATCAAATCCCAAGATATGATCCTCTCCATGTTGCATGACATGGGAATATAATTTCTCCCACTGTGGGCTCGAAGCGTCGAGTCCCACTGCGATTTCCGTTTCCAGGGGGTGGGTTTGAAGGTAGGCCACAATGGGAAGAAAATACTTCCTGACTGTGACACTACCTGCAACGCCCATAATTTGGAAAACTCTCACGCTTTCCTTATCCGCCTCCACGACCTCATCCTTGAGACAACTAGAATAAACCATATTGGGCCGCCGCCCTTCACGAAGGTCCGTTTCTACCTTGTCGACCTCAGAGCGTAACTGAGCGTCGAACTTGACTGCTACAGCCTTCCCATCTTCATAGGTTATCTCATAGTGTTGGTCCTTCCTGCCAGGTGCATTCACTCCACCACTTGTGGAATGATTCATAGCATCTATGAATTTTACACCCGGTTTGCCGCACACAGTTTCCAATTCTGTTAGCGGCCGGGCCCGAAGGCCTTTGTCCTGTATGTCCTCCAACAAAGGACCCACATAATCGTCACACGCCCTATTAAGGACCGCTATGTCGATATCATCAATAGGATTAGAGATTTGCTCTAGGGAAGCATTGAAATGCTTCCAGTTCGGTTTCATCTCTGGACCCTTGTAATGATCAGGACCAAAATGCTCGACAGCAGCTGCGTACATCTGAGTACGCTTAACGGAAGTTTTCTGTTGCCGACGGACCTTTGTGGCCCCTAAAGGTATAACACCCGCAGGAGTGTACGCTTTAGGGTGGACAGGTCCCACAACCAGGGGCAACCCCATGACGGAATTGACCTCCTGGTCATCCACACCTGACAGTATGATAGAACTATTACGATTTTCAAATTGCGACCGCAAAGTATCATACACTCCCCTTGTCAGGCTGGCGCCGCGGCTTTCATCGCCGCTCCTACTGCTTGTTATGTGGAAACAAGCAATGTACGGTCCACCTTTGTCAGCTATGACAGGTGCCGCACAATCACCTCGATCAAGTTTTGAATCGTACATACCTCCCCAATAAGAGGCTATGAACGGATGATCGGTGATTTCACCCATGGTGACCGAGGTCGCTCCACTCGCGCCACCATCACGAGCCGTGACATAGAAACCCACATAAGTTCCAATGGGTTTTTCCTTTGGCAGCCAATGAACACGTCTGGGCATTGTAGGGCATTTACTCAAATAGATCAATGCCAAATCCTGATCGGGAACGCAAAATAGATTGGAACCCAAACGCAAGATAGTACTACAACTAGCACCGTTGATGTCAATAGTCGCCTCAAAGACATTACTGATCCAACTACATGGCTGTGCCGTAGCCCTTGCTCCAAAAACAGATCCCGTGTTCTGAAAGAACGCGAACGTAGGTTTATGATAGAACAAGTGACGTGGCACAACTGCTACTCCAGTTTCCAGGAAAACAGCGTTAGTCCTTTGGTTACCCACTTTAATCATGTGGACCCCAGATTTCTTCAAGGACTGAATCATCTGGTGGGCAGTCATGGTCCGTGTGTCACTATTTGTCGTGTTACCTGATGGAATTCCCGTGACGAAGGAGTTCCATGTTCCAACGCATTCCGTTTGATCTCCAATGTTAAACGTGTCGGAAGGTGGAGGATGCTGAACAGGCTTATTGGGAACATCTGTGGAAAAGAACTCTGCCACACCATGGTTCACCTGTTGCGAATTCCACATAGAGAACAACTTAATTCCGAGGAGGAAGGCCGGAACTACGACTCCGGCCATACCTTTATATTGTTCATGCCTCAGAATGGCGTTGTTAACGATGAGGGAATCCGGGCGCTGGGACCATTGCTCCACAATGTGCTTGTGCCTATAATAGTGGAACGTAGAACCAATGGATAAGTTGGCACCCATCAATACAAGTCCACTTGGGACAAGACTACGACGGGTGTAGCCGAAAGTATACCCGGCGAGACCAAGACCAACAAGTTGTACAAACCCGAGATTACGAAACAGCTTTTTCGTATCACACCATGCTGCACCAGCAGCCATCTCGTTCATGATATACTTGTAAGTCCGCGTCTCAGCTACGGCGTCAGGTACAGCCCCAATCAACCACGGCACTGTGACATTGTTCAGGTATTTCCTAAACTCCTTAGCCACTTTCTTAGTAGCCATGTTTTTCACTGGCGAAATACACAGCACTTTGTCATACCAGAAAAATGTGGTGAAAGGAGCCGTGCAGGCCTCATACAAACCCTGCTTACATCCTTCCCACAGTACATCACTGATAGAGTTCATTCGCTGATCACTAGAATCACTTGATTGACTTGAACCCCACCATTTTTTAAAACTGGTGACAAACGAAATGCTATCGCCGTCATCATCCTCGTCATCGCTTTCGGCATCCTCCTCCTCTACTAACCTCTCCAGCTCTGGGTAAGCCACGGCGGCATTCTTCTTTGTGTAAAAATGCTCCAAATGGGGTAAATTGGAAACACTCTCGTCGTACAAGTGGCACAAACACTCCACTTGTACATTACAACACTTGAAGCACACCTCCATGTTTGAAATCTCGGCTTTCCTCTTCATCGCGTGACCCTGGGCATTAGCATGTTTTAAACACATGCAAGCCCAGACGCGACGAAAAACTTTAGCGGAGAGACCTTCACAATAGATCTTGGAGCCGTCAGGTAAGTACTCGGAAGCCACAATCATTCCTACCTTCTTCTTTCCGTCACCCTCCGTGACGATGGGTTTCTTGATTGTGAAATCCCAAAAATCCTGATCCCAAAATCCCACGCTCACGACGTCCTGCCTGTACTTGGCCAAAGCAAGATTACCTTCTGCTCGGTACTCAGGCCTCACTTTCGCTTCAACGTATACAATACGATTGAAGAAGGATTCTGGGTGGTCCGTATATGCCGACACGTTCACCAATTCAGGATTACATGTCGAGGTAAGCAAATCACACCGAATCCAAACCTTACCCTTCTGGGGTAAGTCAGCCATATTCGCTCTCCAAGGTACAACATTCATGTAATGGAGAAACTTCTCCGTAATGGCTTCTTTCTGCCATTCTATTTTGGGATTACTCACATCATCAATATTGTAATGTTTGATGTGGTTCCCTGCAGAATTGTCGTGATCCTCAGCAGGATTCACTTGGGCCGTCATGGTCGGATCGTATTTCACACCAGTAGAAGCAAAGTACGGTTTCACAACCATTTCTGAGAAGAAACTCTTCCCAATACCAGAAGCACCTTGGAAAATCACAGCCATACCACATGGCTTAGTGGAGGAAGCAACCAGCCGGTTGTCCAAGGTAACATCAATTTCCTCCATGTCCGCGATGCGCTTATCGACCAAAGTCGTGGTCAACTTATCACCCAATTTCTCTCGATATCGTTTATAGGAGAGAATAGTGGTTCGGGTGAAGACAAGTGCGGTACCAGCGTCAAACTGCTGCTTAAGCAGTTGGTTGCGGTAACCCATAACTTGCACATAAGCATCGTTCATCTTCCGGGTCATATGATCCCCATAAAGAATTGGGGTCAGTGACCCTTGTTGCAAACAGGCCACCCCTGTCTGCAACATCCATGTTGTGACGCGTATGATTGCGTCAATCACATCAAAAGCTCCCTGAGCTGATGTGATCACCGGGATCTTGATCAACGTCAAATTAGACCAAGACCACACAACCTCCGTCTTGTCACAGGAGGTCATTCCAATGGCGACGCCAATCAAATAAATGATTTTGTCGTACATAGGGTGCTTACAGAACAGGTCCCACTTGGTCATGAAATTTTCCGAGTTCAATTCCTGCTCTTCGATGGCCTCATTAACCCATGACCAATCATCAGAGGGCTCAGCGTCGTTCTCAAAGAAAACGGAATCCACTAATGATAGAAATTGTGTGGTTATGGGTTTCCGGGTGTGCAATTTGATATGCACAATCAAAGCCATGACAAGATCACCTATGTCCGTGGACCTATAAAGATTGCGGCATAATATCCCGATATTCTCAAAGAAATCGATATACTGGGCCACCATGGAAAGGTCATCGAACATATCCGCCATCTGGTCCTGGAGTTCCGCCAAGAACTCCCGGAATTTTGACAGTTTCACACCTGTCTTCTCATCTCTTATGTCCACCCGTACGCTACTCAGCGGTGAATCAAACAATGCGGGGGACTCTGCTCTCTCACGAGCGGTGGCATCATCAAAGGGATCAAGATGTTCTGCCACTTCATCTGGAGACATCAGCACTTCATATTTGCGCCGGACGCTCCTCGGGGGGGAATCAGACTTTTCCTGAGGAGGATCATCTTTCTTCCTGCCCTTATTATTTTTATTTTTATTGTTTTTGTTTTGACCCCCTTTCCCTTTCTTTTGTTTCTTTTTCGGGGGTTTTGGTGTGTCAGCCTTATCTTCTTCTGCATTCAAAATCTGCACATCCATGGCATCATTGTCACATCCAAGTTCTCGGATGTTAAAAATTTCATGGAGTCTGCGCGCCTCGTCTGCATCAATTTCAATGAACTGACACGTGTGGGGGATCCGTCTCCCACAACGACCACAGCAATACGGACCACGTTCATAACGCTTGTTCTCCATATCACGAATGGCTTTCTTCTCAAGTCGCCTCTGGGTGCAAAGAGTTGCCCACACTTTAGGGAATTCACGCGAATTCTCTTTGACGACAAATTTTTCGACGAGATGCCTGTCAACAACCTTCTTAGGCAATCTCTGACGAGTTGCAGCGGGTCTTCCTCTTTTAAGACCTCGCTTGTTGGCCTCCTTACGATTATGCCTGGCAGAATCCAATTGCTCGATTCTCGCCGGGGCTTCACGCGGTGCTATTTCGTCCCAGTCGTGCGTGAGATCACGGATCATTCTCCGCTCTCTCCGCACCTGGGTTCTCGTCTGGGTCCGCCTATTAGATGAACCCATCTGAAACAAAATACTAGCACCCCGGAGGGTCTCTACTTCTTCCTCCCTCTGTGGGAGTGGTTGCGTTTTATTACTCATTTTCAATAATCTTTAGTCTTGTTCAAAATTTACAAGACTAAAGTGTGAGTGTTCTGGGGTGGGGCGCGGGGGGGGGAAATCTGGAAACATCGAACTTGCTTTATAATCTCGTATCGATCACGAGCTTGCCAAGGTTCACCTTTACAGTGAACTGTTTCAGACTCTTTACCATGTCAGGCCCCACTTAAACTTCGTGCTCTCTAAAGATCACACTTTCCGTACGACTCGTACACAGTCGCACCGGCGTCCTAGGAGAAGTAGTAGGGAACTTTCCTAATCCTCACCGTCTCGACACAGAGGTCGAGTTAAATCCATCAGTGTACGTCCTCCTATGTAAATATTCAGTCTTCTACAACTTAATTTTGGTCCTGCTAAAGCTAGACTGCATTGCAGTGAAAACTCTCCTTGCGTTTTCCAATTAACTGACCCAGTTTGTACATGAGTTGGCTGCTCACGTACCAAAATTAAATCTACTCTAACTGAATAACATTCACATATGTGTCAACCATCCTATTTGTCAGAAACCTCTGAACGGGGGATTCCAATTTCTAACGTACTAACACAGGGTCCCCTGCTTGGAATGCTTTCATATTGAACTCTACAATCTTCGAATTAAATATAGCCTCAATTTCAATCAATACCATACTACTCTTGTGATCAATCTATACATTGAGGATCCAAAATCATCTAGGATTGTTTTGTTACAACAATACTAACAGACGTTATAAGTTCAACGTTAGGCGGGGATTGGTACACCCCTCCAGCTCGACCTGGTGCGGTCTCTTATCGAGAACTCGCGAAATAATCGGGTTGAGTGTGTGTTTGTCACCTGATATATACTATCGAGAGAGAACCATGTTGCAGATTCTTTCAAAGTATTCTTCAGTATGTACGGACTTGCTTACGGAAGCTCACCGTCATTAGGTCACATAAAGTGGGAACTATAACACACGTTCCTTAATTGCTTTTGTGATAAGCATAAACATTGTTGTTGCCCTTTCGGGTGGTAAAGCGGTGTTTTAAGCACAAATATAGTTATATCTAAGTATGAATCGGGGATAGCATACTTAGCATAAAATTTACGCAAATAACACAGACTGCCTGCATGTGGTGAAAGCCACATGCAGG